ACGCGAATATTATTAGCTGATGATGGGCCTCTGAAAAAAGTAAAACTACCAAGTCCTCCAGATTGTTGTCCGGTAGAAGTGACGTCAAGAATGTGACCGTAACTTTCACCACCATCACCAAGCACACTGAATGCTGCGAACATGTAACCATCAGTAATCGTCTGGTCAAACACTCCGTCCATGAAGTCATTAACACCATCGAACCGCAAGACACTCTTCTTGATAACCGTGGCTGGGTCGTTGCCGGACTGGTTGATTGTTACCGGACCGCCGACACTTGCTTGGAACTTGGTGTCACCGTGCCTAATGCTCGTTGACCCGTTGAAGTCACAATCGAAGACGACCGCTGAGTTGACCGTGAGCTTGGCCTTTTGAATCGCGTAGTTGCCGGTTTCGTTTAGCGTTTGTTGGTTTAATTCTAAAGGGTGCGTGATTGATATTCCTTGATTCGATGGTTGTGTAATATTGGCACGAGTCCCATCTTTTTCAGCATACAAATAGGTTCCATCAAATCCGTATTTCAGATTGAAAGGTGTTCCCAAGGTAATTCCAAGGATGTTTCCATTAACTCCTGTCCCATTTTTACAGAAAATAAATAGTTGTGTTGCTGATATAAGCAAACCAAATCCAGCCCTCCAATCGCCACCACCTAACGGTCGAATGTAATCACCAAGCTGAGTAACTACCATGTCCACTTCCGCTTCCCAAGTCTCGTTAGGGCCAATGGTAACACTCGGCCCAGTCGCGTAGTTTCCTGAGACGTTCGGAATGTAAAGATAACCACCAAGGTTGCCCGATGGATTCTTGATTAATGGCAACGCTTTAGGCTGGTTTAGGGCAACGTCTTGTTTCGCATCGCCGCCCTTTTGTGAACCGCGAGCCAAGTTGCGAAGAACCGGAACTGGCTCAAGGAAGTCAGCGGTCGTCAGGGCTTCTGCTAGAACGTCACCAGATGTCGCTGGGCTGGAAGTCAGTGTGGATAGATTGAGTGCCATTGGTTGAAATATATATTATTAATTACAGGCTATCACTATGGTATGGCCAGTAGATGAGACGCTTGATGTGGCCGACAAGACTGCCATTAGTTCCAACAATCCTTTTTCCAAGCTTAAGCTGGTTTGCAGGTGGAACAACAGTATCAGTATCACTATCACTGGTTCCGTTTAGCGCAGACTTATGGTTTCCTGATTGGTAACTGTAAGACAATCTAGCAAGTTGATTTGTAGAATCACCAAGCTTAAGTTGATTGTAATATTGAGAATTTGAATTGAACCCAGTCACTGACAACGAGCCATCAGCTACATAATAAAAGAAACCTACCCTGTCGGAGTTACTTGTCCCATACTCAAGTATGAACGTGTAATTCTCAGAGCCATCGTTGCCTTTCGGAACAGCTTCACAATACCAAGTCCCCTCGCTCTGGTTGTAGAAATCGAAGTCACTGCCGGAAATCACAAGGTCGTCAGCGGCTCGCGTCACGGTGGAACCTGATGTCGGTATGACGCTTGTGCTTACTGAGCCTTCTTCAAGCTGACTGCCCCATAGATACACTTCGTCGGCTGTTGTGCCAGATTCATTTTTAACCAGAATAAATACCGCTGTGTTGTCTGCTGCTGTCGTCCATGCAAGATTTGTTACTCGCTGCCAAGTGCCGTCAAATGTAAGTAACTGGGTTCCTGACGAGCTATATGTCGCGCCTGCTTGTCGGCGTGCTTCTATACGAACTGTCTCTCCGGCTGTGCCTTTTAAATATATCGAACCGACGTATGCAGTTGAGCCACTTACAGCAGTGACTTGAGAATAGGCACGTATTCCTGTAGCATCCTGCATATTAGAAATTTTAGTGGCCGTGTTAGTTCCATCAGGAGCTTCAAAGCCCGTTGTTTTGACTGCTGTCCCTGATGTAGAAAACGACGAAGAGTTATAAATTATGTTAGTCGCACTCGGCTCCACCAGAATCATCGGCACTCGTGGGCCATACGTTGCCCCTGTGATAAACTTCGGGCTGCCCGTTGTGTTCTCCACGAAGTCGCTCGCGGTTGTGCCTTCTTCGAACTGTGGTTGTGTTATCTCGTAAATATCATCGCCAGCACTAAATTGAATAATTCCAAAATAAACATTACCACCACCACTTGCACCTAAGATTGTAACACTAAACTTTTGCCATTCTGTAGTTACAGGTAGTATCGTTTGATTTCCTGAAGCGGAAAAACCGTGACGTATGTATATTTGGTTTGAGCCAGAAATTCTCCTCGCATAAAACGAGCCTGTGTAACTTACGCCACCGACTGTATTGACAATAGTTTGATAAATTCCACCAGTAGTGACTCCATCATAAATCACTCTTCTGACAGGTTGGTTTTCATACTCATCGCCAGCTTCAAATGTCACGCCTGCTTGACCAACCCACCCACTAGAGAAGTCCGTATAGTTCACCCGCTGAAACTTCGTCGGAGTCAACTCGGCTCCCTGCGTGTAATCCACGCGCACCGTGTCAGCACTGGCGGTCGCTATGTTACCGTTAACATCTGTGTAGGTTGCCACTCCTGATCTCGTAGCTGTAATAACATTAAGCGTATCAGGCTTAGAGGGATCGAGGTCAAGCGTTGGGTTCTCTAGGGTTCCAATCATGGAATCCCGAGCGTCAAAAAGAAGATAGGGGTCCAGCTCGTTGGGGTGAAACTCATTCAAGTTACTTAGCCTTTGCGTAAGCGGCCTGGTTAACGGAAGCGTAACACTCCTGTTGATGGCAGGTCTACTTAGCCAAGGCTTCAAGCTGTCCTTCTTCTTCGACATGTTCTAGAGATAGATTGGTTTGATAACAACCTTCACGTTGAAGGAGCTACCGGCACCTGTAACATTTGCGCGGATGTCTGACAACGGAGTAGTGAACAATCCACCACCGTTACCAGTAAGAGTTGTGTCGTCACCCAAAGCCACCCAAGTGGTCCCGATCTTTTGCTCAAGGCTGACGGTGGCTCCGTCGAATGTCCCGGCTACAAAGAATCCACTAGGTGTCCCGGTCCCTGTGTTGACGGCGGGTGTGGTTGATGAATCAAAGGCACCAGCACCACCACTTAGGTCGGCATTGGTGAGTGTTATGTCTGTGCTAAAGTTTGGCATATCGTGTTGTTAGTAGTTAGAGGTGTTAACGCCAGTGCTTGAGGCTGTTCCTAAGCCACCCATGGTTGGTCTACGTAACACAAGGGATGCAGCACCGCGTTTCTTCTTTTGAGCAGCCCCAGATTGCTCTGGTTGTTTGACTGTTTCAGCTACGGCTGTTGGGGGTGGTGGAGATGCGGGAGGCTCCGGGGGCTTGGGGGTCTTGACAGACATGCACATGGGTTATTCGGGGGTAAGGAATTGGTTCTCTAACTGGTCTTCATGAAGGGTCTTTAGAAAGTTAACAAGTTCTCGCTTCCCCATATAAAAATCAATCTCCCGAAGCGAATCGCTAGGGGAGAAATCTTTGCTTGGAACACGTTCGTCCAAGAACTTTATAAGGTCATCTGGGATGTTAGGAATGTAATCACTCATGTTGGACTTTCCTATTATGGTCCTTATTTGTAATACAACTTCGTTCAAGGTGGGCCAAAGCTCGCCAAGCAACAGCCGCCCACTCCCCCTCAAGCATGTGTCGGAGCATGGCATCAAGCTCATCTTGAGACTTACTCATGTCCCACCATATCTCATCTTCGGGGTGGTGTTGGAGGTTACCTTTGTAACTTTGTTTGGCTACTTCCACCAAGGCATGGGGAAAATAACACATCAACCCACGATACAATGGGATCTGTTTACGCTCCTCGGCGGTGCCTTCGATTGTTATTGTGTTGGGGTCCATAGCTTTATCTCCTTTGTTTCTTTGTTGTAGTATCCATCTCTAAGGATGAAGGCCATCCGAGCGTTAAGCAAGGCATCCTCCTCGGTCATCCCAGCTTTCTCGTAGGTGTTAACAACAGTCTGCCACTCGGCACCGTCCTTGTTAAGGATCTTTTCGGCTGTCTTTAGGCCCACCCGTGGGACACCAAAGTAACCGTCGGTTGCGTCACCGGCAAGGGTTTGGACTAGGTGTTGGAAGTCGGCTTCCTCTTTTGTTATCTTGCGTAGGTCATCCTTAAGGAAGTTATACCACGTGCAAGGCACCGTCGCGAAGTCCTTGTCTCCACTAACAATAACCGAACCATCGGGGTCACGGCTACCAATGATACCTAGGACATCGTCGGCTTCCAAGCGGTCCACCTTAAGAGACTCCCACTCATCACAGGCCCACTCCCGAAGATCGTTGATGCCCAAGGGTGATCGCTTGTCCCGGCGGTGTGCTTTATACTGTAGGTTGATCTCATGGCGGAACGTGTAGCGATCCGAGAACACCATTGTTATCTCATCACCGTTGTCTTCGTATGCGTCAAGGATCTCACAGATACAATCAGTCACCATGATGTAGGAATCCTTGAGGTCACTGAAGTCAGAGTGGACTGTGAAGATGTCATCGTCCCATCGGATCTCCTTCTCGGCTGCAAAGGCAGCACGGTAAAGAAGCATGTCGCCATCTATGTATATTTTCTTACTCATCGTATTGGTGTGCAAGTAAGGATTCCGCTGCCATAGCTCCAGCCTTGTAGTTTTTATACTCTAACGGTTCAATCTGCTCCACGTAAGGGTTGTCGGTCCAGTCAGATGTTTCTCTATGCACCAACACGTTTCGGAATCCATCCCACCAAACGGGATAGTCACCCGAAGAGAGTTCAACAGTGGCTTGCTTTAGTTTCTTTTTCCATTTTTTCATAGATCTTTTTAGTGTGTGTCCTTCCAGGTTTTACCAATGCTATACTCACCGTCGAGTGGGCATCGGAAGCGTAACAACTTACCAGCCTTTGCTAGTGAGTCACAGAATAGTTGACCGAGTTCCTCCGCGTGTTCCTCAAGGCAACTGAACTGGACCTCATCGTGGATGTTACCGTGGAGTTCGTAGGGGTGAGGTGCATCCTCGTTAAATACAATGAGTGCCTTCTTCATCAGAATCGCCCCGCTTGACTGTAACAAAAGATTGCATGCACTGTGTGCCGAGCGAACCGGGAGTCGTCTTCCATCCAATCCCCCAAGCCATTGCTTACCTTTTAGAGCTTGCTCGATGTCTTTTTGAAGTCGCTTGATGGAAGGAGTCTTTCGCATGAACTCGGCCTTAAGTCGTTTACCCTCTCGTCTACTTCCACCAACAATCGAGCCAATTTTCTGGTCACCGGCTCCGTAAAGGAAAGCGTAGATGAAGGTCTTGGCGTGGTCTCTAGTCGGTAAGCCAGCCGCCTGTTGGTTAACTGTATGGATGTCCCCTTCAATAATTGTCTTTGCATACGCGCCCTTGTCATACGGATGAAGGTAATGGGCAAGGCACCTGAGTTCTAATCCACTGGCATCCGCACCTACTAACACTTTCCCCTCCGGTGCTGTGAACAGATCGCGACACTGGGAACCATAGACAGCACGTGAAGCTGGCACGGCGGCTACGTTAGGCTTACTGTGAGTGCATCGTCCGCTGACTGCTCCGTTTGTATTGACCTCACCGTGGATGCGTCCGTCCTTGACTAATGTTAACCAACCTTGGCGACCTTCGGCTACCTGTCCTAGGCGTTTGCTAATAAGGAGATACTCCAATAACAACTTAGCCTCTGGTTTATCTATCTCCTTAAGGACTGCCTCATCAATCTTAGGTCGCTTCCCTTCGTATGCCTCTGGCTCCCACCCCATCTTCATCAAGCGTTCTGCTATCTGGTCCCGGCTGTTAGGGTTGAATGGTATGGTCTTAGTTTTGTTACCAGTCTTGACTGCCTTGTCTGCGAGAACTTGCTTCAACTTATTCTCCTTGAGGACAAGCTTAAGTCCACCCTTGGTTGCAGCCGTGTAAGTCTTACCGTCTACCTCAACTTGCCAACCCTTTGGGGTCTTCATCTCCTCGGTGGTTGACGGGAACATGTCTTGTAGTTCGTCCCGGAGTTCAGCCCGTCGTGCCATAAGTTCTTCGGCAAGCTCGTTAGCTTTCTTGATGTCGAATGGCCACCCGTTAATCTCCTGTTGTGTCATCAACTCGGCGAAGTCATGCTCAAGAAATAACATATCTGCTGATGGCTTACCGGACATGAAGTGAAGGAACAGATCCACCACCACATTAACATCCTGCTCACAGTAGTCTTGCATCTCTTGGCTCCACTGGGTCCAGTCTTCGGTGGCACCGTGGTCATCCTTTTCGTTACCCAAGCGGAGACCCCATGCCTTCAAGCTGTGGCGTCCACGTAGGTTCTTGGGGAACTCTTCGCCTCGTCTACAGTCTTCCGTAAAGAGATCAGGGTGGATGACTTGAGACATGACCTTGGTGTCCACGACCCGTGCTGTTATCTCATAGCCTAGCTTTCGGAGTGCCGGTGCATCAAAGTTGATCGCGTTGTGACCACAGATGTTATGCGCGGCGTTCAACATGGCCACACCTTCATCTAGGTTGTTAGCGTTGGAACTAAACGAGTGCATCTGGGATGCGTCCGGGT